GTGCGGAATACCCCTAAGGGTATCGAGGAGGGCCGAGAAGGGGCCGCAGAGCCCTTAACGCACCCTGATGGGTTCGTATTGCCCCGACTTGAAACTAAGCCGCACAGCGCCGTAGCGGGGAGTCACGGTGGGGATGCTGCTAAGTGGCTGTCTGAGGTTTACGGCATGGAGTTGTTTGGCTGGCAGCGGTACGCGTTGGAGCGTTGCCTGGAATATGATGGGGATGGGAAGCTGTGCTGGTCTACTTGCATTCTTACGGTAGGGAGGCAATCTGGAAAATCCACCCTCAGCCGCGGCCTGATCTTGTGGAGGATGCATAACGCGGAGCTGTTCGGGGAACCCCAAACGGTTCTCCATGTTTCAAACAAACGCGCCACAGCAATGGAGATTATGAGGCCGGCGGCTTACTGGGCCCAGGAGCGTTACGGCAAAGGCTGCGTCAGGTGGGGCAATGAACGCGCAGGGATCGAGCTGCCTAGTGGTGACCGCTGGATAGTCGCTGCCAGTAACGAGAATAGCGGCGTGGGTTTCAGTTGCACCATGGCTTTCGCTGATGAATCTTGGCAGATCCCCAGGAGCGTTATAGATGAATCTATCGCCCCGACCATGGTGATGCGTGAGCAGGCGCAGCTGTATCTGGTGTCGACGGCTGGCGATAGCTCATCCGATCTGATGTTGACGTACCGGAGCCGAGCCCTGGATAGGCTGCACGATTCTAAAGACTCGGGTGTGCTGCTCCTGGAGTGGAGCGCGCCGCCGGAGGCAGACCCCTCGCTAGTCGAAACGTGGCGGTGGGGCTCACCCGAGTGGAGCGACAAACGCCACAAGTTTTTGGCGCAGCAGTTTGAGAACGTGGAGGAGTCATCCTTCCGCCGCGAGTACCTCAATCAGTGGGTTACCTCGGCGTCTCACTGGCTTAAGGCCGCCTGGTGGCGTGACACCCTCGACGAAGCCGAGCCGCTACCCGTCGAGGGAGTGTGGAGTATAGCTGTGGAATCTGACTTTAACGGCATGGGCCACGCCGTAGCAATAGCAGCACCAAACCCAGACGGCCTAATCGTTACCAGGGTAACGACACACAGGACAATAAAAGAAGTTGACGAACGCCTAGCCGAGATCCGAGCCGAGCACCAAAGCCTCTACATCCTGGTGACTCCTGGCTACGTTGACCGGCTCCGCGAACGCTTCGACGGGCTAGTCGGCCAGCGCGAAGCCGTATCCGCCACCCAGGTGCTCCAAGACCTGTTCAGCCGCAAACAGATCAGGCACGACGGAAACATTATTCTCCAGGAGCACTTTGCGGCGACCCGTATCGGTCACCGATCTGGTGGCTGGGTGCTCACGTCCCCTATGGGCAGCTCAGGGATCTACGCTGCTCGGGCGACAATGTTCGCGATCTCCCAGGCAGCTAAAACCCCCAGGGGCATGGCCACGATCAGATCAAGGCGCAGGCAATAGAGACACGCTCAAAACACGCAAAGCCTTGACACCACCATTACGGAGTGGTATGGCGTTATCATGTTGGCATGGTGTTCCCCCGAGCCCTTCGCGTCGTGCAGGCGGTAGAGTCTAATTCCCAGGCTATCAAGGCGGCGCAAACGCCCGCCGCCTCGCACGTTCGTGAATCCGCGGGACTCTCGGCCTTACTAAACACTAACCTGCAAGGCCAAGCCACTGTCCAAAACGCTATGCAGGTTCCGGCTTTCGTCAACGCCCTAAAGACTTACACGCACACGATTAGCGCTTTCCCACTTAGGGAGTACCGCTACGACGCCCCTGTTTCGATACGCAGCTTCCTACAACGCCCATCCCGCACCCTGCCCTACTCGGCAGTGATGACCAGGACAATCACAGACCTGCTCCAGTACGACCGCGCATACTGGCTAATCACTCAGCGCACATGGGACGGTTTCCCCAGCGAAGTGATCGTAATGCGTACCCAGGACGTTACTGACGCGCCGGCCTACTACTCGGGCGTACAAGATCAGTCACAGCCACCCGCCGACCCGTTCTACTACCTCGGCAACCGTGTACCCACCGACGACGTTATAAAGTTTTACGGCAGCGGTGAGGGCGGCTGGCTAGCCAACGGGGCCACAGCTATCAACACAGCCGCGGCACTCGAGGCGGCGACAATGCTTTACAGCACCAGCCCCATACCAACGGTCGTGCTAAAGAACAGCGGGCCGGATCTCCCCGCCGCCCAGGTTGACCTCCTGTTAGACGCCTGGGAGGATGCCCGAGCGAATCACAGCACCAGCTACCTATCCAACGCGATCAGCGCCGAAACCATGGGGTTTAGCGCCAGGGACGTAGCACTGGTGGAAAATAAAAACCTAGCCGCCACACAAATTGCGAGGATCGCCAATCTCGACCCGATCTGGGTTGGCGCTGGTGTGCCAGGTTCGAGCTTAACTTACAGCTCCAGAGTTGACCTGTATAGGCAACTCCTAGACACGGCGCTACGCCCAGTAATGAACCTGGTGGAGCAGCGGCTATCCATGCCAGACGTCACGCCACAAGGCCATACAATTAAGTACGACACGACCAGTTTCCTACGGGCTAATCCGCTAGATATCGCCGACCTAATCACGAAACTATTACCGACCGGAGTCATCACCGAGGACGAAGCGAAGCTGATCCTGGACTTGCCCACCCTTGGTGTCTACTCAATGAGCAGGGAGTAACAAAATGAAGCAGCTAAACACAGAATCCTTGGTGCTGTTCGAGGAGCGAGAAGGGGACACGGGCGGCGACATTGTCGGTTCAGGTCACGGCCTCGCAGTGCCCTACGGCACGGAGACCATAATCGGCGGGATGCGGGAATCGTTCGCCCCCGAAACTTTCGACATTGACAACGTGATCGGTAAGCCCCTGGCGTACCGCCACGGCGAGCCGGTCGGCAAGATCACGGGCGCAGAGAACCGTGAGGATGGCCTCTATATTGACTTTGAAATAGTTGACACTGCCCTCGGTCGGGACGCCGCAGTGCTTGCCCGCACCTCAACCATTAAAGGCCTGTCGGTCGGTTTCAACCCAATCAAATCAGCAATGAACCGCGCCAAAGACTCAATACAACACACAGCCGCGAACCTCCTAGAGGTTTCGCTCACCCCGTATCCGGCGTATGCATCCGCAGGCGTCAGCTCAATAAGAGAACAAGAAGGAGAAACAATGTCCGAAACCATGGACACCGAGGCCGTGGTCTCGGTAGACGCAGAAGCGCGGGAAGCTGTCGCCAGCCTCCGCGAAGATATCAAAAGCATTGAGAGCCGAGCTTTCACTAGCGAGGCCAAGCACCCATTAAGCGAGTTCCGGTCGTTCGGCGAATACACCAAAGCCGTGTACTCAGGCGACACCGAGAACCGTGCACTAGACGTTCAGACTCTGGCCGACGCGCCAGGGCTCGTTCCACCACAGTGGCTACGCGACATTAAAGGCGTCCTAGATCGTGGCCGCCCTTGCATCAGCGCACTCGGTGGCCCACTATCCGCCTCAGGTGCTGGCCTCACAATCAACTGGCCTTACTTCGACGGTGACCTTTCCGCAATCGTCGCAGCTCAATCAGCCGAAAACGATGAAGTTAACTCGGTCGATATTGACATCAAAAAAGGCACGGTCAACCTCGCAACCTACGCGGCAGGCTCCCGCCTCACCATGCAGGTAATCGAGCGCACCGATCCCTCCTACGTCGATGCACACCAGCGCATCATGCTCGGAGCATTCGGAACCGAAACCGACTACGCATTCCAAGCAGCGTTATGGGCTAACGACACCGCGGGCGTCGACTACGACTTCTCGGCAGACAGCACCGGCCTCGTGTTCCGCGAAGCAGTGTTCGCCGCAGCCGTCGACGTCGAGACAGCAACCGGCCAACCCGCCGAAGTTGTCTACGTCAACTCCGCAGTATTCAAGAAGATCGGCGGCTGGACAGCATTCATGCCAGACGTATACGGAGTCCAAAACGTCGCGGGCACTTTCAACGCCCGTACGCTTAGCCTCTCAGTGGCTGGCCTACCGATCGTGTTGGCGCGTGAGTTCGCCACAGACGAAACCGAGGACGCTATCGTGACTAACCGCTCCGCTATCGCGTGGGCAGAGGACGGCCCCCGTCTAATGACCAACGACGTAGCCGCGAACCTTGGCCGCGATTACTCGATCTACGGTTATGCAGCGGCTACGCCGTTCGTCTCCGCTGGGATCGTCGGAATCTACAACCAGGTATAGTGAGATAGGTAGCCGATCACCATGGCATTGCTAACAGGGACGGAATTAGCGACTAATCTTGACATTGCTTACGCAGTGCCAGATATTGTCGTGCTGGACTCTGTCGCGCTTGCCGCCTCCGATCTGATCGGCTACCTCATCACCACCACGGCACTAGCTGCCGAGCCTGCCGCCTGCAAGCAAGCCGCCATGAGTGTGGGCGTGGAAATATTCCAGGCCCGCACCTCGGCGGGCGGTGAAGCGATCTCCGTGGACTTCACACCAGGGCCGTACAGGTTATCGGTGTGGCTCACTAAACGAGTCATGGCGCTTTTGACGCCT